CACTCAGGTACAGTCTTAACTAGTGGGTTGTACTCACCGTCATCGCCCCAGCTAGGGTACTCTTTGTCTACAGCGAATGGGCCTTTCATTACGCCTGTACCAAGAAGGGCCATCTCAAATGCCATAGAGCGTAGATGCTTAGATGCACCACTCTCACTTAGCTGGTCATGGATCTTCTTTTCCATCTTCTTAGCTGCTACCATCGCAGGGTGGAACGACACTGTAGTAGGGGTAGTACCGTCTCCTTCAATGATCTTGTCGCCTACAGGGGCTAGTTTGCTCTGTAGACCAGCTAAGCGCTCCTGTAGATCAATAACAGTCTCACCCGGTAGTAGCTTACCGTCATCTCCTAGGAGTGCTGTAGGGGCCGCTACACTCTCTGTGACAGCCCTACCTTCTGGTCCAGCCTTATCGGCGTTTGGATCTACATTAATATGTACTGCTTCTGCTACACCGTCAGGTAGTACTGTAGGGTCTACAGCTAAAGGGAACTTGTTATTACCAAACAGTACGTCAACAATCTGACCATAGGCTGCAAGTGTTTTAGTTTTAGTTACTTTAACGAAGATACGTGACTTCTCTGTGTCAGTAAACTGTACGTCTGTACCGTAAAGACCACGATAGTTGCGGTAAGCTCGTAGCCACCGCTCCTCATCTACAAGTCGAGCATCTTCTGCACGGCCAAAACGATCCTTAACGAAACTAACTACGCTGTTAACCGACTCAAATAGTTTGTCGCTACCGTCTTCGGCTGCTACTACTTCATCTGTGTCGAAGTTTACATCTTCAATGTCTGCCATGTTTTAATACCCGAATGTTGAGTCTGAAGCTTGAAATCCAGAACGTTGATCTTTAGCTGGATTGTAATCCCATAGTGAGCTACGTGGTCTTGTCATTATACCATAACGTAAAGCGTCATACAAGTGGTCTTCTGCGTTTGTGTCTACATCTTCTGGGTTTCTTTTGTCCAGTGGAATAGACGGTAGTTGTGCTACTGTGTTTGTGCAGGTAGAAAAGAACACTAGCCTTGGCTCTTCTGTGTGTTCATCTACTTGTAGTCGGCGGTGTAGCTCGTTCTTACCTGATATGCGTGAGCCTTTGGATCTATCTGAGGGACGCCAGCGACAACCCTTCTGATTCATCTGCTCTGCCAGTGAAGGACCAGTATCGCCACGGTTATGCCACAGTGACGAGTCTAGTACTCCGTACCGTATAGTGCCGTCTCTTGCTTCAGCATCTAAGATCATGTCAGCTAAATCAGTAGCTGTAACCTTAGAGCAGTATAACTCTCTATAAACGATAAGCTGCTCGGAAGGAGTTACCGCTATCCAAACAACCCCTGTGAAAGAGCCATACCCATAGTCACACGCTCTGAACTTAGTCCACGAGTCAGGTATGTCAAAGGGTTCAACAACGTGTATGTTCCTGTTGAACTCAGGGAAAGCTGCGCCTTCATTAACATCCCAGTTACCCTCAAGGAGTTGCTTCCTTTGATGCTCAGGTAGAGATAGAAGCATCGCTTCGTAGTCGCCACTCTCAGCTAGGTGAGGGTTATCAAACAAACTAGCAGGTATGAACCTACGTCTAAATAGTGGCTCACCTTCTCTACTGTGACCCTTTGGGTATGCTAGAGTTTCACCTGTCTCAATGTCTGTAGCCCAGAAGGGTGTGTTAGCTGGGGAAGGATCAATGAACATCTTCTTGACCCACGAGTGACCGGGGCCGCCGGGGTTGGTTGTAGCCCTCATGTAGAGGCCTAACTCCTTGGAACTACTACGTAATCTTGAGCGCATGTAGTTCCACCCGTAGGGCGACTGCCATTGCGTAAGCTCATCGAAGGCTACATAGTTAAACGCCTGCCCTTGATAGCGCATCACGTCTGTGTCTTTGTCGAGGTAGGACATCCAAAGACGTCCCCCTCTAGGTGTGGTCCACTGAGATTTACGTTCCGACCACTTTATTCCGGGTATTGCTTTAGGGTACAGGTCTTGACTTTTCTGTATAAGTTCCCTTAGTTCTTCTGTAGTGTGACGTACAAGTAGCCCACTAAAGTCTGGGTTATTCAAGTCACGTAGAGGGTCTGCTAGAGTGGCGTAGCTCTTACCTCCACCCGCTGCCCCACCATATAGTACTTCACGTTCTGCAGAAGCTAGATATTGTGTCTGTGGACCGGGGTTAGGCTTAAAGACTACCTCTTGTGCAGCGATAGGGTCAAACTCTGCAGGCTTAACTTGTGCTGGTACGGAGTTAGTCTTCTTCGTCTTGCTCGTAGGTGTAGTATCCGAGTCTTTCTTTTTCAAGGATTTCGTACTGCCTAATCGCTTTTTCGAGCCGCTGGGCAAGCTTGCGTTTAATTGAAGCAAGTGACTTACGTTTTCTTTCGACATCTATACGCTTTTTCAACCCCATGTGTGATATGTATCTACCCGACTGCGTTGACAGCCACGCACTAACCTCCCTATAACTATACTGCTTTAAATGCTTCTTTGCAAGCACTAAAAGCTCTAACTCTTTAGATATAGGTTTTAGCCAGTCGTTATCCTCTGGGTCTATCTCGTAACCAAAAGGAACTTGAGGTGATACTCGTGGGATTCTCTCCCATCTCTTTACTTTAAAGTCAGGCTTAGGCAACATCCAGTAGCCAATGCTCTCGCGCTCTTTAGTTTTAGTTAGACGTTGCATCTTGCTCTTTAGGCGGTAGAATAAACAAACCACCTGAGGCTTGAACTTCTACTCGCTCTGTCTTTACAATACCTGCACGATCAAGAACTTCTTTAGCTGCATGCATCTTTTCTTTTACGCCCAACTCTGTAGGGTCAATGAGAGCCTGACCAAACGCTACGGCTGCTTTAGGCCCAATACGTGCCATGTAAGTCTTAGTCCCATCAAAGATCTCATCCTTAAGAGAATCAATGATAAGTCTCGTAGGCGTGTTGTCGCTATAGCCAGCAAGCTTCTTAGCTTTGACTACATCACCGCCAGCTTCATCGAATAGTACCTCAAGAAACTTAACTTGATTCTCTGTAAGTTGTCGTGCCATTACACTACTTTCTTATGTTTTACTGTCTAAGCCATGAAACCGCTGTTTAATCTCACCACGGGTCATGCCAATGTCTTTTAGTTGTGCGTCACTCATATTGTTTAGTATCCAGTAGTCTGCTCTCTTCTGTTGGACTTCAACTAGTTTAGCTCCAATAGTACAGAAGAACTTAGCTGTAGCTTTTACAGTGCGCTTGATGAATACAGTAGAGATAGTTACGAACTGGACGGGGTAGTTGCGTGTTGTTGTTAAGTACATTAGTGTAGTCTCCTAGGGGTTATGTCTGTGTTAGACATCCATAGTTATACTACATAATGCATCAAGTTAGAAATGCTATGTTGGAATACCCGCTACCCTACTGGGACAAACGTCTCTGTTACAGTAATAATAGTATCTAGGTGACCTGCATGGGCTGGTTGGACCTGAATCTTATCACCGGGTTGTAGTACTAGATCAATATCAGAAAAAGTTAGGTAGTCACTGTGAGATAAACTCTTACCGTGTAGGAAGTGTGAGGTATACGAATCAGCAGCTACATACCACTCAACATCTACGTTAGTAGAACCACTGGTTGCACCGTTAACTACGTGTATAAACGTAACCTCAGCTACACAATTAGCAGGGCAGGTATAAACAACCTCAAGGTCAGTCCCAGTGTTGTGACCATACACAGACCGCATACGTGAGGGTTTACCTTGATTGAAGATACTCATTTCTTTTTAACAGCCTTCTTAACCGTCTTAACTACCCAAGCTTCATTCACATCAGGAGTATCGGGGTCGTCAGCAATGAGACGTCCATTCTCATCACGTGCTCGTACAACTTCAAGAGTTTCGACAACAACGGGCTTCTCCTTCTTAGTTACTTTAGGCGCTGGGCGTTTCTTTGCTTTAGGGTTAGCTTCAGCCATACGACAAATGTCAGTGACGTTAGGATCTTTACTTTGTACGTTACCATAGTTGTCTTCGCCTGCAGACTGGTTACCCATAGCATCCCACACGTAGCCACTAGCGTCTACGCTATAGCCAGCAGCCTCAAGAGCATCCTTATACTTGTGGTAGTACTTCATTACTTGCCCTTCTTCATGGGACGCTCTGCAGGGTTAGAAGCACCGCAGTAGCCGCCCTTAGAATAACCCATCTTCTTAGTCATACCACCGCCCATGTAGCCCATCTTCTTAGCTACTTCAGGGGCTTCTTTCTTCAAAGCCTTCATGCCTTTGTTCATCATAGTCTTATTCCTCTTCCATCATAGTTGAATCTTTACAGTCCCAACCTTGGCAGGACTTCTCTTGGCTACATACAAACTCAAACTTAGTACACGCACCTAAGCCTGACTCAATGTTAAGCGCTCTCAAAGTACGAGCACGGTTGTCAAAGTAGTCGCAGTTACCACAAGTCTTAAGAGCAGCAATATCTGCGTCTTTATTCCAAGCTTTACCTAGATCCTCTGCCGAAGCGCCATACATCCAGTACGTCTCTGCACGGTCACGGTTCTTAGGGTCTACCTCTGGCGGCTCCCCTAGCATTAAACTCATACCCATCATCATGTTCTTTTCTTCCCAGATGCTGTTGTAGACCAATTAACTCTCTTAGGTCCAGTTTTCTTAGCTGCTTCTTGCTTGCTAATCTTAGAAGCTACTGCCTTTGGCCTACAGGCGGGGTATGCTCTACCGTCACCCTTAGACCTACCACAAGGCTTACCTGTCTTAACGTCTGTCCATTCCTCACCAAACCACTTACCTAAACCACCAGCGGAATAACCACGAGCATTAGGTAATACATGCTGGCTACGTGACTTTGTTTTTCTTGGTGCCACTGTATTTACCTCCACGTGCCTTATATGTCTTAGTAAGCCAAGCAGACCCATAAGCGCTGGGCCAAACATCAAACTTCTTCTTAGCCTCAGCCTTTACACGGGAGTATAGCTTAGCGTTAGTTGGTTTAGGTGTAGCCATTATGCGGATTCCCCTATCTTCATACAACTATCCTTAGCAAAGATACCCTGAGAAAGTAAGTAACTAGCCATTTTAGATGCATCATCCTTACAAGTAGACTCACTATAAAATACTCTATCCTGATTAGCAAGAACGTGGCACGATGTAGCTAGTGGAGTACTACAGGCTACTACGATAGCTACCCACATTACCACTTAACCTTATCTGCCCAGTAGGCTGCACTGAGCTTACCCTTCTTAATATTCTTACCGTGTCTAGCCTTAAAGCTTTTACGCTTAGCCTTCATGCGGTCCGATTCACCTGCCTTAGGTTTACCTGCTGTTGAGGCTCCCTGCTCACCAAAACGGATGAGCTTAATGGTGTCACCTTCTTTGGCAAGGACAGCGTGGGACTTGCTAGGATGCTTGGGGGTACGCTTGGGCTTGTTATAACCTTCAAACTTCTCACCCCTGTAATCAATACTCATGTCTTTTTACCAGCCTTAGCATTACGAGGAAAGCTTCGGTTAACCTTCTTAGACATTACACGTAGGTTCTTCTTAGAGTTATCCTTAGGGTTGCCATTCTTGTGGTCAACATCCTTGCCGTCACCCTTCTTAACTGCACCAGTAGTAGCTAACTTACGTCTAGCAGCCTTACGGGATGCGTTAGCTGCAAGGTCAGACTTAGGGGACTTCAGCTGTAACGCACGTTCACGTTTGTAATTACGGGTGGTCATACTACATCAACTCGAAATGTGGGCCATCAATGAAGGGTCTACGGCCTTGACTACGACGAAGATCTACATACTCCATCATAGCTTCCTCCATAGTGCCAACATACGCAGTGATGTCACCTACAGACCAAGCTGCACCCCATTTAACTTTAACACCTAGCTCATTAGCTGCTTCAGCCATGGCATCTGCGAGATCGTCATATACGTTCAACTCCCAGCAGCCCTTACCGTCCACATAAGCCATGAGATCTACTGCACGGCCATCTAGGTGCTTGCTCTTCATAGTCTGTGACCGACCTGCAGCTACAAGCTTTTCTTGCTCTTGTACGGTACGCATACCATAAGTAACACCA